AAGTGATGCCCCTGAACGGCGCGGGGCGTCCCTGGGAATTTATTCCCTTCAACTTCATCGGCGCGGAAAACAATACAGCGCTTCCCAGCCTTCCCCCCTTGAAGGATTTGGCCGACCTGAACATTGCGCATTATCGCAACAGCGCCGATTACGAAGAAGCCTGTTTTATTGTCGGACAGCCGACCCCCGTTTTTACCGGACTTACAAAGGAATGGGTTGACGACGTGTTGAAAGGTGAAGTGCAACTTGGTTCCCGCGCTGCAATCGCGCTTCCTGTCGGCGGTGAAGGTAAATTGTTACAAGCCGAAGAAAATTCCATGTCCAAAGAGGCGATGGAAATGAAGGAAGAGCAAATGAAGGCAATCGGCGCAAAGCTGATTGAACCCGGCACCGTTCAGAAGACCGCAACCGAAGCCGGCATTGAAGAAGCAAGTTCAACGTCGGTTTTGTCTTCGTGCGCCAAGTGCGTCAGCGCCGCTTATACAAACGCGCTGAAATGGTGCGCGCAGTTCCTGAACCAAGCCGACACGGACATTTATTACGAACTCAACACGGAATTCAGCGTTGGTATGATGAGTCCCGCCGCGCGTCAGCAACTGATTGCCGAATGGCAGGCCAACGCGATCAGCAAGGAAGAAATGCGCGACGGCTTGAAGCGTGCCGGCGTCGCCTGGCAGACGATGGAAGAGTTTGACGACGCGGTTGCGGAAGCCGGCATTGATTTGGGCGTGCCGGTCGGATCGGCTGCGAGCGCCGCCGCACAAGCCGCCGAAGACGCAAAGAAGCTTGCGGCTGCGCAACCCGCGAAGCCCGCGCCTGGCGCTAAGAAGGCGTAATTTATGACCGAACTCGAACAAAAACTAAGAGCCGCACTTGTCGGCTTGGTTGGTTGCGATGGAAAGAAAGAGCTTACCGAAATGGAAGCTATAATGCGCGCATTACCCGCGCCCGAAGCCGACAAAATCGTAATGCTTAACGCGTTGGCGGTCCTAATCGAAACAAGCGCGTAATTGTGGCCACAACACGCCAGCTTGTAACCGCCGCAACGCGGCATCAGGTCTTTCTTGAACGCTACAAGGCCGGCGAAGTGCGCGGTTGGATGACGGCGGTTGATAACTTTGCGAAGGCAACGCGCGACGTTTTGACGGCCTTGGATGAAGACAAGATTTCAGACCTGACGCGCGCTAAACTTACAAAGTTGCTTGCCGAATTGAAGGAAGCGAATGAAGCCGCGCTTGGTAAGGGCGTCGAGTCGTTCAACGAACAGCTTGAAAAGCTGGCAGGATATGAAGCCAGTTGGGAAGCGCGGGCGCTGCAAACCGCATACTACAAACCCGGCGCGCTTGACCTGACCATACCGAACGCGCAGGAAGCTTACAAAGCCGCCGTTGCGCAGCCCCTTAGCACGTCCGGCGCGCGCCTGAACGCCTTCATTGACAATTGGACGACCGGCGAAGTTACGCGCATCAACAACGTTGTGCAAAAAGCCTGGGGTGAAGGTTGGACGGTTCAGCAACTGGCGCGAACGATCCGGGGAACAAAGGCGCTTTCTTACAAAGACGGCATTATTGCGACAACGCGCCGGAACGCGGAAGCCGTCGCGCGCACGTCGATTCAGCACGTCGCTAGCATGGGGCGGCAAGCGCTATGGGACGCAAACAGCGACGTTGTGACCGGATACCGCTGGGTTTCCACTTTGGACAGCCGGACGACCCAGCAATGCCGTTCCCTTGACGGTCAGACCTTCAAGCTTGGCGAAGGTCCGGTTCCGCCGATTCATATTGGCTGTCGTTCAACGACCGTCGCCGAACTTGATCCGGCCTTGGACTTTTTGGACGAAGGTGCAACGCGTGCGTCAAAAGACGGATACGTGCCGGCAAATCAGAGTTATTACGAATGGCTGAAAGGTCAGCCGCCCGAATTCCAAAAGGAAGCAATCGGCGCGACACGCGCGAAGCTCTTCCAAAACGGCGGGCTGACGGCGGAAGAGTTTGCAAAGCTGAACGTAAACCAAAGTTACGAACCGCTGACGCTGGAACAAATGCGGGCGCTTGAACCTGTCGCTTTTGCCCGCGCCGGCATTCCCGAATAAGAGTGTTCCACGTGGAACAATGCCGAAAGTTCCACGCTTGACGCATCGGTAAACCCCCTATTGGTTCCCATTGCCCGGATTAGGTTGTTTGCTTGGTTGCATTGGCCGGCGCGCTGGTTTGGACACGGCGCGCCGGCTTTTTCATGTCTTGACGTTGTTACAAATCGCGCCAGCGTCGGGCTTTTAGGCACTTCGGAAAGTTTCCGAATCCTAACCCATGAACTAAACCAGAAACGACAATGGCACTTAAACGCATCCTTACAAAAGACGAACACGGGAAACTTTCCGCTGATATTCAAAAAGAATACAAAGCGGACGACAAGGGCGAAAACTTCGTTCTTGACCTGACCGATTACGAAGACCCCGCCGCTTTGAAGCGTGCGAAGGATCACGAAAAAGCCGCCGCCAACGAAGCTAAGAAGCTTTTGAAAGAAGCGCAGGAACAGCTTGCCGCCATTACCGAAGAGCGCGACGGCATGTTGAAAGGCACCGTCAAAAAAGACGACCTGGACAAGCTGGAAACGTCCTACAAAAAGAAGTTGGCCGACAAGGAAGCCGAACTTACAAAGCAAATCGGCGGGCTGACTTCCAACCTTACGACAATCCTCGTTGATAACGAAGCGATCCGCATTGCGTCCGAAATCAGCAACGCCCCGCAAGTCATCCTTCCCCATATCAAAGCGCGCCTGAAAGCCGACTTCGTTGACGGCAAGGCCGTGACGAAGGTTTTGGACAAAGACGGCAATCTGTCCGCTTCCACCTTGGAAGACCTGCGCAAAGAATTCGTTGACAACAAGGACTTCGCGCCGATTATCACCGGATCAAAAGGCTCTGGTGGCGGTGACCACAAGGGCGGCGGGAACGGCGGTGCTGGTTCCGGCAAGGTTGATTTCAGCGCGCCCGCTGGCGCTGTCGCAAAGTCGCTTTCAACGCGTCTTCGTGTCCCCGGTCAGTAATTCGTTTCTTCCCTTCAACGTCAGTTTATACAAACCGTCATGCCTCTTACCCAGTTTCAAGTTTTCAGCCAATACGCTTATACCGCGTTCCTTGAGCTTCTGGCGCAAAACGTTGCGCTTTTCAACACCGCTTCGCGCGGTGGTATCGTCCTTCGTTCCGCCGCCAATCAAGGCGACTTCGCCGACGAAGTGTTTTACGCCCGTATCGCCGGCCTGATTCGCCGCCGTGACGCTTACGGCGACACGGACGTTGCCGAAAAGGATATTGAGCAATTGCTCAAAACGACCGTGAAGGTTGCCGCCGGCACCCCGCCCGTTCGCATTGATCCGCATATGTGGCAGTGGATTCAGCGCAGCCCGGAAGAAGCCGGCGTTGTCATCGGCAAGCAGTTGGCCGAAGAAACCATGCAGGATATGCTGAACACCGGCATTCGCGCCTTCGTGTCCGCCATTTCCAACGTCGGCGCGACTGTCGTTTACGACGCCGCCGCCGCTACCGCCAACCTTCGCGCCTTGAACAAGGGTGCGGCGCTGTTCGGCGACCGTGCGCAGGCAATCGTTGCCTGGGTCATGCACTCCAAGGTGCTGCATGACATTTTCGACACTTCGCTTGCGAATGCCGAACGCCTGTTCCAGTTCGGCAACGTTCAGGTTGTGTCTGACGGCTTTGGCCGTCCGTTGATCGTCACGGACTGCGCCGACCTGTTCAACGCGACCCCGACGCCCGACGAATACCGCACCCTGGGTCTTGTCCCCGGCGCGATCCTGTTGGAACAAAACAACGACTTCCTGGAAAACCTCGAAACCAAGAACGGCGGCGAAAACATCCGTCGCACTTGGCAGGCGCAATGGTCTTACAACCTTGGCGTCAAAGGCTTTTCCTGGGACAAGGCCAACGGCGGCGCTTCCCCGACGAACGCGGCGCTTGCGACCGGTTCCAACTGGGACCGCAACGCCACTTCGGTCAAAGACCTTGCCGGCGTCATTGTGGAAACCCAGTAACGCGCGGCGTTCATGGTGGATTGCCGGGGTGTTGAAGAATACCCCGGCAATTTGCCTTTCTTCTTTTAATACAAATCCAAATCGCAGCCATGAAAAACAAGTTCAAAATCCTCTTCTTCATCAACGGTCCCGTTCCTACCGACGAACAAAAAGAAATCGCCTACGCGATCCGCGCCAACTTCCGCAACGCCGAACACGTGACCGCCGACGATTCGGTTGAAAAAGCCGACTTCGTTTATGGTGATTGCGTCCCCGCCATTTACGCCGCCAAGTATCCGGTTTATTCCCCGGAAGCCGCCGAAAAAGCGGTTGAAGCCGCCAAGGCCGCGTTTGAAGCGACCGCGCCGATTGTCGGCGTCGAAGCCCCCGCCGCCGCGCCCGCGCCCGCCCCGGTTGCCGCTGAACCCGCTGCGCCGGCTGTTGTGGCCAATGCGCCCGCCGCCCCCGCCGCCGTCATTCCCCCCGCCGCGAAGCCGACCCCGCCCGCCGCCAAAGCTGCGCCGGCCAAGCCCGCACCCGTCAAACCCTGGCAGAAAAAGAAGTAAGCGCCGGGGTCAACTCAACTCTTTGTAACTTCTTATGAAAACCGTTCTCTTCTTTATCGCCGGCAATGCGCCGACCGCCGCCGAACAAGCGCAAATCAACCGTCTTGCCGGCGAACCTGTCACGGTGAAAGTTCGCCGCGTCGATAACGGGGACGTGACTTTCACGCCGAACCCGGAAGCCTGCGACTTTGTTGCTGGCGCGGTTATCCCCGACGCTTACGAAGAAGTTGACGTGTTGACCGTCAGCGCCGACCCGACCGCCCCGGATCAGTTCAAG